ATAACTTTTGCCAAAACGATCCAGGATATCCTGATCAATCCGGAGATAACGGTCGGCATATTTAGCCATACTAAGGGTATCTCCAGAGGGTTTCTTAAGCAGATCAAATTTGAGTTGGAGACCAATACCCGGCTCAAGCGGCTGTTCCCGGAGATTCTTTACGAGGATCCCAGGGTGGATGCACCGAGGGCCGGTAACCGGTGGACGGACGAAGGCATCACCGTCAAGCGGCTGAGCAACCCGAAGGAAGCAACAGTCGAGGCACACGGGGTAGTCGATGGACAACCCACCGGCAAGCATTTCAGCCTGCTCGTCTATGACGACATCGTCACCCTCGAGTCGGTCTCTACACCGGAGCAGATCAAGAAGACCACCGAGGCCCTGGCGATCAGCTACAACCTTGGTGCCCACGGTGGCCGGCGACGGTTCATCGGTACCCGGTACCACTTCGGCGACACCTACAAGACGCTGATCGAGCGGGGCACGGCAGAACCAAGGATTTACCCGGCAACGGATGACGGCAAGGACACCGGGAACCCGGTTTTTTTAACCAGGGAGTCATTAAATGAGAAGAGACGCGATATGGGCCCCTATGTTTTTGGTTGCCAAATGTTGCTAAATCCGTCCGCAGACGCCGCACAGGGCTTTAAAGAGGAGTGGCTGTCATATTACGAGACGGAGCCGAGGATGGGCGAGTTGAACATCTATATCGTCGTCGACCCGGCCAACGAGAAGAAGAAGGCCTCGGACTATACGACCATGTGGGTTGTCGGGTTGGCCACCGACCAGAAGTATTACCTGCTCGACGGCATCCATGACCGACTGAACCTGACCGAGAGGACCAACGCGCTCTTTGAGCTGCACGGGGAGTATACGCCGGACGGGGTTGGCTACGAGCATTTTGGCATGCAGGGCGATATCCAGCATATCGAGGGGGAGATGGACCGGCTGCGTTACCGGTTTGAGATCACCCCGCTCACCGACTCCACGCCCAAGGTGGATAGGATAAAAAGGCTGGTGCCGCTCTTTGAGCAAAAGCGCATCGTCCTACCGCGATCGATATGGCGCACCAACTACGAGGGTCGCCGGGTGAACATTATTAATGATCTGATCGAGGATGAGTACAAGCCGTTCCCGGTCATGTCTCATGATGACATGCTCGATAACCTGGCGAACATCCGCCACCCGAAGATGATCATGGCTTTTCCGCGTGGCTCGCGTCGTAAGCAAAAGGAGTCATGGCAGGATAAATTAAAACGCAAGATTGCCGCCACCTCCGGGTCCGGCAAAACCTTTATGTCGAGCTGATATGAGCAAGAGCCCAAAAAACATCGAGTCAGACGAGGACGCCGCCCGGATCAACATGGCCAGGTACGATTACGCCATGAAGAGTGGGCACCGCGCCTATATCGAGCGGGCCAGATACAACGAGGATATCTACCTCGGCGGCGGCCTGCAGTGGCGCGAGCAGGACCGGCTAGCCATGGGCGATCGGCCAATGGTCGAGCTTAACCATATCCTGCCGGCGGTCAACACCGCCACGGGCCTGCAGCTGCACTCCCGGGTGGATATGCAGTTTCTCCCGGCAGGCGGCCAGGCGGACCAGCAGTCGGCAACGGTAATGAGTAAGGTGGTCGGGCAGATCTGCAACCAGATCGACTACCACTGGGCGGAGAGCCAGGCTTATGAGGACGGGCTGATCCAGCAACGCGGTTATCTTGATTTCAGGATGGATTTCGCCGGCAACATGAAGGGCTCCATCGAGCTCGAGATCCTCGACCCGATGGACGTCAAGCCGGACCCGGACGCCAGGTCATACGACCCGAAATATTGGAATGATGTCATCATCGATCGCTGGATGACCTATGACGATATCGCCGAGAGATACTCGGCAGAGCTGGCCGATCAGGTCGAGCAGCAGGCGGACGCCTATTACGGTATGGACGACAGCTTCCTTGGCCGGCCACACTTTAACGAAGACTCCGACGGCACCGGCTTTGACGGCTGGGTGACCCAGGACGGCGATGACCGCTCGACGCGGTTGTACCTTGTCATAGATCGCCAGCACCGCCGCGTCTCGCGGGGCAAGGTCTTTGTTGCCTGGACCGGCGAGGTGACGCCGCTTGATCTGATGGATGAGGCGGACATTGCCCGTTCCCTGGACGGCGGTATCGAAACCATTATGAACTACCGACGCATCATGTGGACCGTCACCTGCGGCGCGGTGGTGCTGCACAACGACTGGTCGCCCTATAAGACCTACACCACGGTACCGTACTTCCCCTATTTTCGGAGAGGACGCACCCGGGGCATGGTCGACAACCTGACCAGCCCCCAGGAGCTGGAGAACAAGAGCATCACCAATTATCTGGAGATCCTCGGCAGCACCAGCAACTCCGGCTGGGACGTGCCCGAAGGCGTCATGATCAACATGGAACCGGAGGACCTGGAGAAGAACGGCTCGAAGAATGGCCTGGTCATCGTTTCCAAGGTCAATCCCGCCGGGCTCAAGCCGACACGTCGGGCGCCGAACCCGATGCCTCTTGGTACCGATAAACTTATTGATCGGGCCGAGTTCGCCATCAAAACCATTTCTGGGATGAGTGACGCGCTGCAGGGCCAGCATGGCAACGAGGTCTCCGGCAAGGCAATCCAGTCCAAGCAGTATATGGGCCAGACGCAGATGGGCCGACCGCTGGACAACCTGGCATTCACCAGGCGGCTTGCGGCAAAGAAGATCGTCGAGTTGGTGCAGCAGTTCTACACCGAGGAGCAGGTTATCCGCATCATGGATATGGACACCAACAAGGTCAAGGAGGAGCTGGTCATCAACCAGGTCACCGTCGACGGCATCCTCAACGACGTGACCATCGGTACCTATGACGTGGTCATCTCCGAGACGCCGACCCATGCAACATTCGAGAACGGCCAGTTTGATCAGCTGATGGCCATGCGCGAGTCCGGGGTGCAGATCCCCGACGCCCATGTCATCGGCGCATCAAGCTACGCCAAGAAACACGAACTGCTCGAGGAGATTGAGGCGGTCAGTGCGGCACAGACCGAGGATCCGATGACCCAGGCAGAGACCGACGAGAAGGTAGCCAGCGCCGAGCTCAAACGGGCTCAGGCGAGGAAGGCGATGGCCGATGCGATCAATACCTCGGTCGAATCGAAATACAGTGCGGTGCAGACGGCAGGCGTCATCGCCGCCCAGCCGACCACCGCACCGCTTGCCGATGTGCTGCTGCGTTCCAGCGGCGACATAGATATGGATAAGCCACCGCTCCTGCCGGAATACCCGATGGATGGCCAGGAGGTTTTCCGTGAGGAAGGCCAGCGCCCGACCGAGTTCCCGGCAGGCGCGGCAGCTGATTTCCCCACCAACACCAACCCATTAACCCCGGTACCGCCACCGGATCCACCGTCCCCACTTGTCGGCGTACAGCAGGGGATAGAGACTAAGGTTATTGACTGATAACAGGAGAGACGCATTGATCAACGAGGGATTCATCGACGGCGACGCAACCATTGAAAACAACTTCACCCACCACGTTCCTGGCGAGGGTGACGCCGAACGTTACGAGGCGATCAGGGACCAGGGCAAGGAATTTGCCTACCTGCTCCTCGACATCGCACCAGCCTCGGTAGAGCGGGGCAACGCCATACGAAAAATCGAAGAAGCGGTCTTTTGGGCCAACGCGGCCGTGGCCAGAAACTGATCAGCAACTGACAACCTAGATAAGGATATTAAACCATGCCGGTGGATAACGATAATTTGATAGCAGAAGAAGAGATGTTCGTCATGAGTTTTGACACTCTCAAGGGCGAGGTGCCCGAAGACGTGGCCATGGCCCGTGGCGATATGCCCGACGAGGCCGACCTGGAAAAACCGGTCGAGCTGATCCTCGATGAGGACAAGCCGGAAGAGGACGAAGAAGATGTCCAGGTGGAACCGGAGAAGGAAGAGGATCCGGCGGCCGTGGAGCAGGAGGAGGAACCCGCCGCTGAACAGGCTGCGGAGGAGATCGTGGTGGAAGCCGAGCCGGAGAAGACCACACCGGTCAACGTACCCTATGGCCGATTTTCCGAAAAAGTCGTCGAAATCAACTACCTCAAGCAAAAGATCGCCGACCTCGAGGCCGCCCAGAATTCGCCGCACGTGGCGCAGGACGGCACCCAGGCCCCGGCCTTTGATATCAAGGCAAAGTACCAGCAGTACGCCGATCTGGTCGCCGATGGCGAGACCAAGGAGGCGGCGCAGGTTATGTTCGAGATCGATCAATATAAGGAGCAGCAGTCAGAGCTGCGCATCCTGAAAGGTATCGAGACAAGCAAAGACGTGGCTATCGCCCAGGATGTCGTCGACGATATCCTGCAGTCGCACGGGGAATGGTTTGCCAATCAGCGCAACAACCAGGCCTTTAACCGGGCCAAGATGGCCTATATGCGCGAAGACGGCATGTCGTTGTCCCAGGCCCTGACCGAGGCACGAGAGGTGTTTTTTGGCGAACGGATCAAGGCAACGGCGCCAACTGCATCAGCGATCGATGCCGGCAAGGAAAAGATCGCCGAACTGAAGGCGGCGCAGCAGAAGAAGGCTATCGAGACCAAGGCCAATGCGGCCAAGCAACCGATGTCCATGAACGTCGGGCGGAGCAACCGTGACAAGACGGCCGACCCGGCCGCCAACGCCCTGGCTATTCCAGAGGCGGAGTACAAAAGCATGTCGCTGAAACAGAAGCGACAGAACAGGGGCGATTTCGTTTAACCCCCGACAGGAGGGATGGCGGGCTTAGATAGCCGCCATGCCTGTAGTACGACCAATCGTGGCGCGTCGTTAAAGGCTCCAACGTTACAGCCCCCAGCAAGCGTTATTGCTGATCCAGGTCACCACACGACCGTTAATAGTGCGGAAAAACAATCATATGCACACGTTTTTCTAACCATTAATTGGAGATCACAATGAACGCTACAAACTTTGCGGCACTTACTTCCGAACAAAAAACCTATTGGATGCGCGAGGTCTGGACCTATATGCGCTCCGAGTCCTTCGTCGCCAAACTGCTCGGTACCGGCACCAACAGCTGTATCCAGCACATCAAGGCCCTGACCAAGACCGAGAAGGGGACCCGGGCGATTATGCAGCTGGTTGCCGACCTCAGAAAGCGCGGCGTTGCCAATGACAACGAGCGGGAAGGGAAAGAAGAGGCACTGCAGAACTACGACATCGACATCAACATGGGCCTCATCTCTCATCAGGTGAAGAATAAAGGTAAGCTGTCTGACCAGAATTCGGTCATCAACTTTCGCGAGACCGCCAATGACCGGCTAAAATATTGGTTGGCAGAGGCTATCGACACCATGGCATTTCTAACCCTGTCCGGTATCAGCTACAACTACAACCTCGACGGATCCACCTACTCCGTGGAGGAAGACGAGGAAAACCCCTGGAGCGAGTTGTCCTTTGCCGAAGATGTCACTGCGCCGTCAGCCGGCCGCCATTTCTATTTCAATGGCACCGACCTCATCGACGGCGACACGGCGGCGATCACCTCCGCCTGCACGCCGAAATACGGCATGCTTGTTGACCTCAAGGCATATGCTCGTACCAGCCACATGAAACCACTGCGTATCGGCGGCAAGGACAACTATATCTACCTTTGTGATCCTCGCGTGCTTGCCGGATTAAAGAAAGACGGTGATTTTCTCTCTGCTGTCGTTCAGGCAGGCGCGCGCGGAAAAGACAACCCCTTCTTCTCCGGGGCCACCTTTACCGTCGACGGCCTGATCATCATGGAGCACGAGAAGTGCTTTAATACCAAGGGCGCAGCAGCCTCCGCCAAATGGGGATCCGATGGCAACGTCGACGGTACCCGTTCGCTGTTCCTTGGCGCCCAGGCGCTCGGTATGGTCGATGTCGGCGCACCGGACTGGATCGAGAAGACCTTCAACTACGGGGCTGTCCAGGGTATTTCCACCGACAAGTTTATCGGATTCCGTAAGCCGCGATTTGACAACCAGTACACGAAAAATGCCGACGAGGACTTCGGCGTGGCCTGTGTCGATTTGTTTCTGAAGTAGACAGTCTTTTTTTTGATGGCGGCTACCCCTGACCGGATGGCCGCCATGTAACGATACGCAGCACCCTATCAATCACAAAGGAGCACACCATGTCCGCAAGTTTAAAAGTACGATCCGAGGGGATACAGTCCCCCATTTACCGCGTTGCCAAGTTTGATTTTACCGATTTCCCAGGCACCGATTTTGTCCCGGTCTTCGATATCCCCGGCGACGCAATCCCCACCGGCGGTTTCCTGGTTATCGACACCGTGTTCGGCGCAGGTCAGACTCTGGCGGTCGGTATAGCAACCGACACCGACGCCTACCTGACCGCGACCACCGCAGCGGCTGCGGCCAAGACCGCGCTCAATGCCACATTTTTAAACGGTGGCAAACCACTCGGCAGTCGCAAGACCGTTGGGTTGACCGCCTCGGCCGCGCTCACGCTCGGTAAGGGCTACCTGGTCCTCGAATATGTCTGTGTTAATCGCAGCCAGGGTACCCAGGGCTAAACAGGCTGTAACCAGGCTGTAACCAGGCTGTAATAAATCAACACGGGTGGACAGGATATCGCCCCTGCCCACCTGACTCATCATTTTGGAGGAAACAATGCCGGAACAATATAAAACAAAAAAAGGCCAGGATCCCGTTCGCCTGGCATCAACGTCTGGACACGTCATCATCATTGGAGGCGACTGGCGCGAGGTGCCGCCGGCCCTTGAGCTTGAGGCGTCCCGGGCCGGCCTGCTGTCAAAGACCATCTTCAATATGGCTCTCGAGGAGGCCAAGGCGGAGCTGGCCGGGGACGCTGAAGAGGTTGTCCGACCTGGCCCCGCGATTAAGGCCGACGAACCGGATGTCGATGCGCTGATCAAGACAGAGGCGGCCGGCGTTACCACCGAGGGTGCCGCGCAGAAATCCATCAACATCATGAAGGCGATCAGCGAGGTGCTCACCCTGAGTGAAGCAGGCAAAGAGAAAACCCCCGGCGGCAAGAAGTTGGTCAATTCCGGCAACGGCCGACCATTGGTCGATGCGGTCAGTGAGCTGGCCGGGTTTAAGGTTTCCGTCGTCGATATCGAAGAGGCGCTGAAGTGAACGGAGAGCAGCTGGTCGATGACATCGTCGACATTGTTGTCGATACCACCTACGGCCGCGACTGGATCACTGACCGTCTCAACATCGGCATGAACGAGATCGTCGGCACCGTCCTGTTGCCCGGCCTGTCCGGAGGATTTGCCGTGGTCAGTACCGTGGTTGGCGATTACCAGGCGGATATGCCGGCCGATTTCCACCGTGAACTGTACACAGCCACGGTGGGCGGTTATTCCGTGGCTGTGCTGCCCAACCTTGGCGTCATGCGTGATCGTGGATTTACCATCGATGCCGCGTCCACCGGGCCGGTGAGCTGTGTCTGTGTTGATGGTGGCGGCAAGCTGGTTTATCAGGATACACCGGGATTGGCAACGGAGATCAAGTTGCGCTACTACCGCAAACCGGCGCTCCTTGACGACGACCCATCAAGCTTTACTGATGGCGTGGCCGGCAACCAGCGGGCTTCCGGACAGCTTGACCGGGCATTGGTCAGTTATGTTTGTGCGGAGATTTTCTCCCGGATAGAGCAGGATCGAGAATCACCGAAGCGCAACACTCAATATCACGAGGAACGTTACGGTAAGGCAATCTCCGAACTGCTACGCATTACGGGATCTCAACGACCGAGGGCTGTTCCTACTGTTTGTAAGGTGAGTTGGCCATGAAAATCGGACCATGGCCGAGAGGCATGGATAACCGCCGGGCGGACCACGACCTGAACTCCATGGACGCGGGGATGCCGCTGGCGGTGCGCAATGCCGTCAATGTGGACTTCTCGGCCAACGGCAAGGTCAGGCGACGCAAGGGTTCGACCCCTGTTTATGTCGGCATCGGCACCAGTCACGGATTTTCCTGTCCTGCCGGCTGTTTCTTTGCCGAGGGCGGCATGCTAAAGCGGTTCAATAGCGATAACTCATCAACGCCCTTATGCGCACTGGCTGGATCGCGAATTACCTACCATTATCTGCATGGGGTTGTCTATCTCTCCGATGGTTTGGCGGCGAAAAAGATTGTCGACGGTGTGGTCGGCAATTGGGGCATGGCGGTTCCCGGCGACGTGACGCTGCACGGTATACCCGGCGACTACTCAGCAGGTGTTTATCTCGGCGCTGTTTCTTTTGTCGATGCCATAGGGGTCGAGTCAGGTGCATCACGGATAGCCACTGTTTCTCTTGATGCCAACTGCGGAGTGGTTTTCTCCAACCTGCCGGCCACCACCGACCCGCAGGCACTGTTTCTCCGGCTGTACCTCAGTACACCCAACGGAGCGGAACTGTACCATATCGCCGATGTGGCCATCGGGACTCCATCTTACGCGATCAACACCGGGCGATACGACGATGGCAATATCCTTGACCTGGCCCATGTTTATCCACCGCCTGCCGGGGACATCATCCGCAGCTACAAGGGCAGAATGTACGTCGCGTCAGGACCGTATGTCTCTTATTCAGATCCATTTGAGCCGGACCATTTCCGGGTGGACAACACCCTGCAGTTCCCGGGTGATGTGCAGGTCATGGAGCCGGTTGAAAACGGGATCTTTTTTGCAACGGACAAGAACACTTTCTTTTATGGCGGGGTGCCGGACGACGGTTTTCAGGTTGCCGATGCTCTCCCCTATGGTGCGATCTTTGGTACCGGCGTCACTTTGCCGGACCAGGAGGGCGTCATGTGGCAATCACATCGAGGTTTAATCATGGGAGCAAATGACGGATCGGTAAAAAACCTGCAGGAAGAAAACGTTGCAACAGAATCCGGTACGTCCGGGGCGATGCTCGTTCGTCGGCAGGATGGAATCAAACAGGCCATTGCGGTCATTAACAACCCACAGGCTTCCAGCCTGTCGGCAAGCAGCTTTATTGAAGCAGAAATTATAAGGAGGTCTTAAATGACCAGCAAAATCGGATTTATCTACACCCTGGAACATATCGGCGCAGATGGCAATTTGATCTCCAGGGAAGAAGTCGAGAACATTATCCCGACTGTCGGCCTGGATTATATCATTGGCTCGGCATTTAAAGGGGCCTCACAGTTTTCAGCGTACTACCTGGGACTTTATGGAGCAAATTATGTTCCAGTGGCCAGCGACACCATGACGACTCTCATAGCGGCCTGCAGCGAATTACAAAGTTATACCGGCACGGCGCGCGCAGCTATCGCGTTCCCCGCTGTTACATCTGGTACTATTGTCACTACGGCTGCGCCAAATGAGTTTGCTTTTGCTGCTGCCGAGACAATCCGTGGCGCATTCATTAGTTCTAGCCCAACCTGGGGTGGCGTAGCCGGTCTGCTGGTAAGCGCCGTATTGTTCCCGTCTCCAAAGGTCATGGCTGCTGGGGATATTCTACGGGTTCCTGTTGGTTTTAGTTTAACTTCGGCATAAGAGGAAATACGATGAGCTTTAGCAATTATGCAGAAAATGCCGCTTTGAATTGGTTGTTTACAGGGTCAGTTGTAACTAGACCAACAGCTTGGTATGTAGCGGTTCATACGGCTGATCCGACTGAAGATGGAACCGTGGGTGAGCTAACCGCAGCAAATGACTCTGGATTTGTTCGTAAATCTGTAACTTTTGCTGACGCGGCATCTGGGAACGCCCTATCTAGTGCTATCGTAGCTTGGACGCCTACAACTGGATCTTTTGATATTACCCATGTTTCTGTATGGGACGCTATAACTGGAGGCAATTGCCTTATTTATGGAGCGCTGGTTATTCCACGGACGACGACTAACGCTACTCCATTTGCTATTAACACCGGTGATCTTATCGCCGCTCTCGATTAAAGGGGAACCATATGTTTAAAATAAGCACAGGAATGCAGGATGCCCTTTTACTGGCCCTGGCTTCGCAACTGAATGGCACCATGGTGATGAACATCTACAGTGGCGCTGTTCCGGCAACTGCCGACGCTGATCTTGGAAGCGCTGTTTTGCTGCGAACGGTATCGGTAGACAGTACGGGGACAGGTATGAGTTTTGAGGCCACTACGTCTGGCGGCATGCTAGTTAAATCCACCTCAGAAATATGGGCCGGCCAAAATGTAGCAACGGGGACCGCATCGTTTTATCGTATCATGAATATCGGTGATACGGGCGTCGCAACCACAACGGCCCCCAGGTTACAAGGCTCAGTTGGTCTGCTGAACGCCGATCTTATTCTTGGTAATGTTGGTCTGGTAGCAGGTGTAACTGATCCAGCTATAGGTATCTTTATGGTAGGCTTACCAACGGAGTAAATTTATGAGTGTTATTGCTATTACTGCTCATTATAATCTTCCTTTTGTTGCGCTATGGGAAATAGAAGGAACGGAAGTGACCCGACTTCCTGATTTACTTGGTAGGGATAATATCCAGGCCGACGCAACACTTACGCATAATGGAAAGTATTTATATGTTAACGACCCTATTGTAAAAGTATATGAACGGGAGGCCAATGGATTCAGCTTACTAAGTTATACTCCAGGATTTCCTATTCGAGGGGGCTCAAAATTTAGTCCTAGTGGTAAATTTCTGGCTGGTCTCCTTCATTATACCGAATCTCCCTGGGTAAAAATTTATAATGTTAACGAATATACGTTAACCGAAGCGCCCGCTTTATCGGTAGCCCCACTCAGACCACCAACGGGAATTGCTTTTACAAATGACGATAGTCGTTTAGTTCTTGGCTTTCAGAGCGCTGAACCGTTTCTTTCAATTTACGCGGGTACTGGAGATGCGTTTACGACGGTAGATAATTATTCACCCGCCGTAACCGATTGGGTACTGAGTATTAGTATAAATCAAGATAATACTATGATCGCGCTTGGTTTGTATTATGGGTCGCCTAGTTTGGTTGTTTATGAGCTTAATGGTGGCCTATATGAAAAAAGGCCAAATTTACCCGAAGCGCCAACTAAGTCTATAACAGGCGTTGCCTTTAGTCCGGACGGTAGGTATTTAGTTGCTTGTTGGGAGTATGCGCTACCCAATTTAGCGATATACGAATTTGATGGCGCTTCTTTTATTAAATTATCCGGTCCACCTGATTTACCAGTGACAAATTTTCTTCGAGTTTCATGGAGTATATCAGGAGAGTACCTAGCAATAGAAACTACAGATCATTATATTATTCTCTATCATGTTGATGGAGGGGTTTTTACAAAATTATTGGTCCCCGCTGAGTTACGGGGTTCTATACAATTTTCTGAGTCGCCCGAGGTAGCCCTATTTTGGACCAATTTTAAAGACCAAAGAGAAATATGATAACCTTTGACGGCGACCGCAGTCTTAAGCGCAAATGGTTTGCTAAGAAGCAAATCCGGGTTATCAAGGATATTGATGTTCCTGGTAAAGCGGTCAAGTGGGAGGGATTCACTTTTACTGCCTGGCAGCAAGGAGATTTAGACGGCGGTCGGGTTACTGCGCCCATGGGGGCTGTTGTATGCTTTAGCCAAGGGTCGCCAACGGAGGATGGCTCTCCGCTTATTAATAAAATTTCTGTAGCTGTTTCTGAGGTCTATTATGGTCCTTTCATATCCGTTGTAGAGCCCTACTCGGTATACTATGCGGCTAATGGCGATGAACCCTATATTAAGCGATTCAATTCTCCTGACGAGAGTACATTTATTGCCGATGGAAATAGCACTTATGTTTTTAGACCATTTTCCGCTTTTTCGCCGTATTATTTAGAAGCATCAATGGGATTGTACGCGTATACGCCAGAATCTGTGTACTTACGTGATTTGCCTGGCGCTCCCAGTGTTATGCCATACGGAACAGGAGAATGTTTCTGGCTGACTTTGAATGATAATATATTTATTGATTTAAACAATAATGGGGCTGCTGATTTTCCTAAATATACCTTAGATCATTCGCTATGGGCGTACGCATCGAATGGCCAGCATATTAATAAGCGAAAAACAGTTTCTTTACAAGTTGGTGGTGGAACGCCAATGGCTAGTATGCCGATTAGGTGGCAGATTGCGCAGTATTTAGATCACCAGTGGATATCAGTTCATAACTTTGGAAGTTACGATGTAACTGAGCTTCCTAATATGCAAAAAATATGCGTAACAAACTTAGGTCCTCCTACACAACCAGTACAACGTATTCTATTAGAAGATATTTTGACTTCTGATATGCCATATGAGTTAAGACAAATTTTATTAGATAGTAGTGGGTATATTTCATGTGCCCCATTGGGCCAGTATACTTTTGGGGAGCACGAGAATGTAGAAGGTGAGGACGTACTTGTTCAAACAATTGTTCATGGAGTTAACGCGGCTAACATGGGCTACGCCATGACATTTGATAGCCCATCAAAAGAGTATTTTAATGCGCACAGAGAAGAAGGCCATTGGCAGTTGTTTTACGTATTTTATAGAGGAGGTAGAGCTTACAATATTAGTTCGTTGCAGTTTATTGAACTTTTAGATGAGCTGGCAGACAGCGAAATACTACGCCCAGACAACCCAGTAGAGCCAATTTATTATGAAAATGCATATCGCATGCTAGATCAGTTATTTTGTCTCCCTAATCATAAATTTAGTAACCCGTATGATTCTATAATGTTTCATGCGCACGACGGTAACGTATACACTTGGACAAGAAAATACGGCGCGGTTAAGTTTACGCCAACTGGCTTATTTAGAGTAACTGTTATAGTACCACGCGATGTTTCAGAAATAACAGGAGTTCGTCCTGAAATAACTCATGGCGGGGACGGCCTATATTTGTGCGTTTGTAATAAAGTACAGGATCGTATTTTAAGTGTGCACTATGGAAGTCCATTTGGTGGATGGACCAAATTACCGGGCCCCCCAGATGGTTATGCTATAGCGCATGTACGGCCTGTGGTTGTTACTTCAGAGGCTATATTTTTGATTGGCGTTATATGGGGACCCGTCATAGTTAACGGAGCGACTGAGAGTAAATATTTCTTTGCTACTCTTACGTGGTCGTCTGAAAAAGCCACGCCGTGGCAGCGACTTGGGATGCTTCCGTTTGAAGTATCTATTTACAATAACATGAGCGTAGGATTGTACGGCAATGACCCTAGGGTAGTGGCTCTTGCTAAACACCCATCACCACCAGCAATTTTACCACAAACCCCTGTTGGCTATTATGATTCTTACGCACAAATTCTTCCGTAAGGGTACTAAGAACTAAAGCTAGTTTATAAATACGGCGTCTATATTTAACCGAGGTAACTGTGGCTATACTTATTAAAGATTACATTATAGAATTTATTAAAGGACGCGCAGGAAAAGATTTTGTTCCTGCAATTCCTGGGGTGCCTTCTAAACCGGGCTATTGGTCATATGAAACTGTTAGAATTCGCGGTAATACGATAACAAATAATAATTCATCCCCAGTTACATCCATAAGTACAACTATACCTGATATGCTGGATGTCTCACCAATACCAACATCTGAAACTGTTAATAGCCCGATATTAGTCAAAGAAGCGAGTATGAGAACTTTGCGTGATTATATGCCAACCCTACGACCACTTATTGATGCAATAACTAAGGCATATGACTTAGGTGACGATACATATATGGACGCTGAGCCGGACAAAGAGAATCCAGTTGACCCCAGGGCTATACGGTTTAAAAAGGCCTGGGACGATTTTCAGGAAGAACGCAGGCGCATATTACAAGCCGAGGTAGACACCAGGATTCTCGGCCGACCACTAGTTTACTTATCTTGGCTCTGGGGTGAGAATGCGTATATAGCGGCCTTTGATGGCACCGGGGTTACGGGTGTTGAGCAACAAGGCGTTACATTTTTTACATTTCAGGGCTTTGCGGTAGATGACCAGCCCATACAGATGATAGTAAAATAAAGGGGGCTTTATGACAAGTTCATTGTTCGATGACCCATACGCTATTACAACAGGTGGTATGGCCTCAGGTTATGATCAACCACTTGACCTGGCTGACTGGATGCGCCGACAAACAGTCCCTAGTTCAAGCGGAGGAGGCTGAACTGGATCAGAACAGTATAGTTATACTGAAGAAACAATAGCGACATGGCATCCACCAACTCCTGCAGTTCCAGGTAAGCCCGCAGAGCAGGCGATCTCCGCAATTCCAGATCAAGTCAACAGGCTTCTTAATAGCGGATGGAACTCATGGGCGAGATCAATTCAACCATTAATCGGAAAGAGATATATCGAATATCAGGTAAATATGGGAACAGGTGGAGCTTTTATTGGTATTCAGTCCAGCAATAATGAAGCAACTCCGGTAGGGTCATTTTCGCACGGCATCATGATAGACCCAACGGGTATAAAAGTAACAGAACTCAATGCCACTAAATTTGTCCTCGCTGCTAACCATGAAGGTGACGCTAAAATACGCATTATAGTTCAACCTGATCTATCAGTAGTTTATATGATGATTCTTGGCTCTGAAGTAGCGCTTTACAAAAGTACACTGCCGGCGTCAAATCAGGCGTTATATGGGTACGCCAAGATATACACATCTGGTGACGTAGTAACTAACTCGGTTATAGCCGAAGGCGAAGTTCAGTTTGGGAGAGCATAATGCAGGGAACCGGTTCGCTTACGATATACGCGGGTCAAACCATACTGGTCAGCGCTGAAGGAAGTTTGACCACTTCTGGGTCAAGTGGGGGTCAAGCAAAGTTATCGGGTGCTACAAGCCTTTATACATATGAGTTTAATGAGTTTGTGTCAGACAGTCTTTCCGGATCCAGTAATCTTTTTATTGAGCCCTCCACGATACCGCATGGTTCAGCGTGGTTACATGAGGTTATGTCAATTGGTGGGGACACTAACTACGCCATATCGAGACAATCATTACAGCCTTTGTATTCATATAGTAACGATGAGTACGTCCCAGCGATGCCAGATTACGGCATAGCCTGGGTTACGCCGATTGCCTCATGGGGGTACGCGGAAGGCGCTGCTGGGGAAGGCGTCACCAATATTTCTGCATTGGTCTCTCGTAGTGGAGACTACAACTATAGTATTGGCTCGGCATTTTTACCACGATTTGTATCTCTTGGCATATTTGGCGATGACCACGAGGCGACTGTTTACGAGTACGTTAAAGCATGGGACGGTTTTGGCGCAGCGTCTGACACTGTTGTTTTCATCTTTGAGTCACCAATACTTACCCACAGCTCTTCGGCAGGTCGCTTGGCCTATGATGAGTTTGTATCGTCCGGAGCCATTGATGGTTCGACCACCAGCACATCAAGCCGGATCGTCACGGTTTACAGTACCGGTGAAGTGGTGGAATTCTACGCCAGTGACCGGCTGGCGCAAGAGCAGTTTATTCAGGATATAATTGCCACGGGGTCGGCAGAAAATGTCGCTGTGTTTTATATCGATATGAACTGCGCAACAAGTATAAGTGGTAGTGCAGAGACCATACACGTACAGCCTTTTGTGTATAATGAAGTGGTGCCAATATCAGGAACAGTAGAAGCTCTTGTTACCTGGTTAGTAACCGTCTCAGAATATGTTTCTGCGGAAGAGTCTTTAAATGCGTTGAGGATACAGTTACGCGATATAAATAACCCTATCGTTACCAATGGGGTAATCAATACTTTTGTCTCATGGCTACAGTCAGCGAGCGAGACAGCGAGTATAAATGCCACCATAGGCTCTCTTGTAGCTTATCTTTATGATATTAGTGAACAGGTTATCGTAGAAGGTTCTTGTGTAAGTTTTCATGAATTTCTAGTAGAATTTTTCTCATACACTCTGTTAAGCGACACCGCCATGGCGGTAAGGAAAACCGGCGGGAACTGGGAGATCCCCGGGATATCGGACAGCCGAACGTGGGCGGTCAACCTCGACACCGGCACTTCGTCGCAGTATGACGGCTACGGATACAATTCATTTTTTGAGCGCGACGGCAAGTATTACGGCGTGGCCGACGACGGTATCTATCTGCTCGAGGGAGAAAAAGACGCCGGTAAAAGTATCGCCGCCCTGCTCGACCAGGGACTGTCCGACTACGGCACCTTTCATACCAAAAAAGCCACCGATGTCTATATTGCTTGCGCATCGGGTGGTCGGCTACAGCTGAAAGTTGTGGTCGATGGTGTCGAGAAGGTCTACCAGGCAAACAGTCACTCCAACACCATCAAGGAACACCGCGTGCAGATCTCCAGAAGCCAGCTGGGCAGCGAGTGGCAGCTGGTGTGGAGCAACCAGGGCGGTGATGATTTTGATATATCGGAAATTGATTTCCACATCTTCCCCATGAACAGGAGAATTAGATAATGGCCGACTCGGAAGAATTCATCACCCGGATAATTGAGAACGCAATGGGCATCGCCAACGAGTTTACTGATGAGGTGAGAGGCGCGGCCGGTGACTTATGGAGAGCCAGTAGTGGATGGATAGACCAACCGCCGGCCGTAAATGCCGGGTTCGATGTCAGCGCCATAGAGCCCACAATCCCCTCCGCAGGAGATACAACTCTCTCTTTTGAGGCCCAAATGGCCAACATTGAGGACGTACTTACCCGGCAGCTGACGGACTTCTTCACGAAGTATTACCCGCTTGAGGCGGATTCCTTTGGCGCGGCCCAAAATAAGCTAATTAATCTTATTACTGACAATGGTCGAACATTAGATGTCGATTATGATGTAAAGGCCTATGAAAATTTTAATACTGACGATGGCACTATAACAGAGATAGACCTCGACTTAGTAGACGCAGAAATGAAAGGTGGCACAGTTGTTGCGGTATCTACTGCTATATCTGAAGCAGAATTAAATACTCGGAACAACTTAGTGACCCTACCAGTGGACAGCGTAGTGGTTGGTGACATTGCACTCTATGACCCAAAACCTCAAGAGGCTCTAGACGAGGTAGATGAGTATGAAAATGAAGGTATAGAAACCGACTACGAAGTAACTGAAATAAATAAGTACACCAACGATAATCTCACAACTACTTTTGTCGCAAATGAGGTAGACCCGTATGGTATTTCTCCGTATGTGGGGGACATAGGGTCTGGAGACAGATATAACAAGATCCCCGCGATAAATGTTACTGAACAAAACATTAGAGATATTGCCACTCATATAGATGATGTGGATGTTGATACAATTTCTACTACTATTAACATCACGGTTGATACTGATTTAGAAGAATTAACAAGTCCCAGTGTTGGCCTCAGCCCCGAAGTAGCTGAACAAGAGTGGCAACGGGCTAGAGAGCGTGTAATAGCTGACGGACGCAGGACCGAGAGACAACTGGCTGCCGGATATGCCGCCAAGGGTTACACGTTGGTTCCTGGGGCTATGCTGCGCAAGATAGAGGAATCGCGGACGGCGCAGCTCATGGCCAATGGAGCCTCGGCAACGGAAATAGCCGCTAAGCAAGTGGCCTTTGCCCTGGATGTCGCAAAACTAGAGAAGGAGATCTTGGAGAAGCGGGTTGCTTTCCAGATGCAGAAAACAGAAATTGAAGTTGGAATGCGGGAAAAAGAGATTGCCTTTAACGTTGATATTGCCAAGATCAAGGCAGATGCGAATACCTCTTGGAAAGAGATCGGCTATAATATCGATATAGCATCTAAAGCGGCGGATATTGAAATAGCTATTGGTAAGCTACAACTCGAGTGGCAAAATCTTGATCTTGAAAGGCACAAGCTAGATCAGGAATTTCCGATTAGATGGCAGGAGCTTGATCTTGACATACAAAAGTATAACCTCGAGCCTTTTAGACTGGATCTCGAGCGCCAGAAATTCAATCTTGAGCCATATAGGTTGGACTTTGATTGGCAGAAACTTAGTGCTGAACAGCAACGAGAATGGCATAGACTGGATCTTGAGCGCCAGAAGTTCAATCTGGAACCACATAAACTGGATTTTGATTGGCAGAAATTGAGCGCTGAACAGCAGCGTGAGTGGTACAGACTCGACCTCGAACGCCAGAAGTTTAATATAGATACTAAAAAGTTCGGCATTGAACTACAAAAACTAGACATAGAGCAGCAGGTACAATGGCATAAACTTGACTTAGAGGCAACCCAACTCAAACTAAACTGGCAGGAGCAACAACAAAAGTTTTACTTGGACTGCGAAGCTCGTGAGACCGAAATAGCTAAATTGGATGTGGAGATTCACAGACTCAATGCCGATATTGAGTCTAAAGAAATTACTTTCAATATGGAAATAGAGACAAGACAAATTGAGTTTGACATCGAGCGGGCCAAGCTCGGTACCGGCACGGCACGCATAGAGCTTGAGCGCAAAACAAAACAGATCGAGTTCAATACCATGATCGCCGAGAAAAACAGCAAATTCGCGATGGAAAAAGAAAACCTGAAGATCGAAATTACCAAACTCGAGGCAGAGAAGGCCAAGATCGAAGCCGATGTGCTGAAGATCGAGAACGACATGATCATCTTTGCCATAGAGAGCGCCATTAAATCACGCTCCATGGCCATGTCCGCAGCCGGAGACTACATTAAAACCATGACGGTTGCCCCGGAAACGGCGGTGAAAGTCGCCGCCCTCGGAACCGACGTACAGGCGAAGATGATGAGTGCGGCAGGAGATTTCTACCGGGCAAGGCTTGGCCGTGACGAGCTGGTCCTGAGATCAAAACTCGCCGAACTGAGCGCGGATGTCACAATGTACGGCACCCAGAGCGGCAACCGCACGGATGCGGCGCGAAACAACGTTCAGGCTCTGGCAGCGTCCGCCGATGCCTACGCCAGGACGGCGTCCGCTGCAATGTCCAGCCTAAACAGTATTGTTTCTTCGGCAACAAACGCATTTTCCTAAGGAGACGTGATGGCACTATTTGAGGACAAGAGAAAGAAGCCGGTCAGCGATGGCCAAATAAGGGCATCATTAATGAACGCTAGGACCATGCCATCGACCGTCAGTGAGCGGGCATCGAACGCCAGGGAATACGGCGACCAGGAACGCCTTGTTTATCAGTCGCCTGGATTCCCATCGGGACGGCAGCAACCGGCGCCACAGCAACCACAGAGACAATCCACCATGGTCTTTGACGACAACGGTCCAGGCGGCAAGATGGTTCGTCGACCGAATGAGGCCAGCGCAGCCCTGATGCAGACACCACGGCAGCGGCCGGCAGCCGGTGATCCGGACAGGACGGTAACCGCCAGGGGTAACGGCTTTGAGTTCTCAGGTGCAGCGGGAGATGCCGAAAAATTTATGGCCGACACCGGCAAGGGCGATCCGGTCGCCGAACGTAACAGAGCGATCGCGCACCAGCAATGGCTCGGCAGGCAACCAGAAGAGCGCCCTGCCTACCGTTCAACCGCTGCTGCCAGCAATCTCATGAGTGGGGTGCCGAACATGCAGGGGTCGAAATTTGGTGGCGGAAACAAGAACAAGCGGGCCATCGCCGCCGCCCTGATCAGCGCCAACGCAGGCCTGGCACGCGAGCGGATGCAGGGACAGAACCAAAGAGCCAATACCAGTATGACCGAGGGCGGAGCGGATCGACGCACCAATGCCACCCTGCGGCAGGAACTGCTGCGCGATACGAACCGCTTCGGCCACGAGGCGAACCAGCAACGCAATACCCAGGCATTCACCGCCGGGGAATCCCAGATAGAGAGAGATTGGAAGGGGCAGGAGTCGCAAACAGCAAACGATCAGGCCATGCGCCTGCAGAGGGCCAAGGCCAACCAGGAAGCCGGCATGAAGATCCTCGAGGCGGGGGGTGATCCGAGTGTTGCGGCCCGGACCATGGACAACGACGGCGTCTTCCCGGTGGAATTTGGGGAGAGTCCTTTACCGAAAAAACAGAACCCGGCAAGGACTTACGAAGTAAAAACATTCGAGAGACCAGACGGCACCAAGGAGACCAAGACCATTGATACAAGGACCGGTCAGGTGGTTGAGAACCAGCCGCAGTCGCCGCCGGCCAGGTCAGCCGACCGGGTCAAGGGGAAGCGATATATCAATGCCCGTGGCGATACCGCTGTATGGGATGGTACGGGGTGGTTGATGCAAGAGTAATACCTTGCCCTGCCCAGCGTAGTTGCTGTATTATCGTGGATGTGAAGAACAGATTGCTCATCAATTAAAGAAAGAGGGCTCGATGCCATCATACATTTCCGAAGAAGACTTCATGTCCCCGCCTACAGCCGCACCGGCTGATCAGGCAACAAAGAAAAAGAAATACATTTCCGAAGAAGAGTTTATGTCGGCGGCACCTGCCGAGCCTGCAGCGCCTGTCGCCCAGGCCGCCACCTCCCCACCGGATCCGGCAGCGCAGTTGATGTCGACTGCTCCTGAGAGTGATCCCTGGTACAAGCGTGGCGCCCACCAACTTGGTTCAAGCCTCGGCTACGCCAAGGACATGACCGCCCAGGACTACGGTGCGGCCGCCCAGGGTATAGCCGACGCCGTCAAGTATCAGCAGGCCAACCGTGGATCTGAAGAGATCCAGCAGATCCACCAGGCGTACGAAAAAGGAGACGGTTTTTTCGGCGGTATCAAGGAAGCCGGCAAGGAGATGCGCCGGGATATCACCGATGCGCCAACGGCCTGGGATGCTGTTGTTGACACCGGGAAAAACGTTGCCGCTCTCGGGGCGGGGATCGGCACTCAGGCATTTAACATGATCCCGCCAATGACCGGTATGGTTGCCGGTGGTGTGGCAGGGTCACCAGCAGGACCACTTGGTGTAGCCGGCGGTGCCTTTGCCGGTGCATCTGCCGGTAATACCGCTGTCGAGGGCCAGGGAATCGCCCTTAACGCCCTGGCGAAAGCCGGCATCGACCCGGCCGACACGCCAAGAGTCACACAGTTCCTCGAGGAAAACGCCCTCAGCCTGTTCGGTAAGGCGGCGACCAAGGGATCGATCATCGGCCTGGTGGACACAATTACCGCTGGTATTGGTGGTAAGATCTTGACCGCTCCGGCCCGTGCCGCTGTTAATCGGGCGTTGATGGATATGGGCGTCGATGTCGCGGATAATGCCGCCGTTGCCGCCGTCAAGGGCAGCAGGGAAGGCGTCGAACAGATCGCATCCAGGCTGGCCACCGACGCAACCTACCAGGCATCGAAAACCGGCGCCGGACGACTCGGCAGAAACAGTGCCGCCTTCGCGCTCGAACCGGCTGGTGAGTTCACCGGTGAGTTTGTCGGGTCGGGTGTGGCGGAAGGGAAGTGGGACACCAAGGAGGCCGGTCTTGAAGCACTGTCGTCCTTGGGCCATGGCGGCATGACCTTTGCCGGACAGAAGGCCTATCAGGCGATCACCAAACCATCCGAGGACACCTCCGGACCTTCAGCGGAAAATCTCGCCCGCAACCAGGCGGTCATGGCCATCAAGCAGGCAAACCTGCCGACCGATGACCTGTTGCAGATGCGCAGCGAACCGGCTGCCATGGCGCAGTACGGGCTCACTGAAGCGGACCTCGATGCGGTAATCAATGACCGTGATGACGATCTTGCCAGGGCCAAGCAGGTGCTGCTTAGTTCCGGCGAAAACGGACCACTCACCAGGGCAGCCGGTGCCGGCATCAATATCGAGCAGGCAACCATCGTCATGGAGCGCGACAAGGCCAGGACGGACGCCACTAGAGACAGGTATTTTGGCCAGACAGGCATGCCGCAAGGTCAGGATCAATCGGCCGACGACATGCTGCACAACGCCAACATGGACATTGACTGGGAGCAGCAGAGCGCCAAGGCGGGCCTGTATAACAAGACGCGCAATGTCCCACAGGAGAATTACGACGACGTTACCCTGCCGAAAACCACGGAGCAGCTGGCCGACGATCTGCTTCGGATGCAGACCCCGGCGACAACCAAACCGGAAATGGTCGGCAACAAGGATATCGACACCCTCACCGAGGAAGTGCAGTCCGATGCCGACTGGCGCAATCAGGAGGCGAAATCGCTCCTGCACCGCAAGACGCGCAATGTCCCACAGGAAGATACCGGCGACGTCATCCTCCCCGGCGAACAGGAACAGCAGACCCGTGAGCAGCTGCTGCGCGGTGTGGCGAAAACCACCGGCCCGGAGATGACCAGGGATATCGACCCGCAGGCCCTTCAGGAAGAAGTGCAGAGCGACATCGACTGGCGCAACCAGCAGCGCGACGCCCTGCTCAATAACCGCCGCAATAACCTGCCGGCAGAAGAAGATCTCGGTAACAGTTATCCGGAAAAAATCGACAGCGGGGCCAGGAAAGCGGCACTCATCGCCAAGGCCAATAACGAGGAACTGTCGGCCGAGGAGAACCGGGAACTGCAGTCTCTCATCGGCATTACCCATTCAGAAAAACGCGCAGATGGTGTAATCGACACTGCGGCGAACTCCTCACAATCGCCCACCGGCGTGGGAGAAAGACAGTTTGACGATGGTGCAATTTCCACACCCGGACAGCCGGGCGATGGTGTAATCACTTCTGGAATTACCCCATCTGCACAACTTCGCGAAAATAGTTTGCAAAATGAAACACCGGTTGTCGATTCGAAAACTACTGCCACCGATGGCAATCAAGCCAACACGCTAGGCGTAAAAACAAAAACGAGCAATAAGACAACAGTCATCGAGGAAGGGGGTACCCGCTATGAACTACCCGAAGCCGAAGCCGCAACCACCAACACTGGGAACCAAGGCAATACCGGTACCCTATCTGAGCCTGCGGCGCGGGAAGGAAATTTTGCCTACCTCATCGACGAAATCGCACCAGAAGCCAAAAAACTCCAGTCCGTCCATAAAAGAATAGGCTCGCTCAAGTCGGATGTCGAAACCGTGCAGAGTACCGGCGATGCGGCAAACATTCTGCGTCCCCTTGGTCGTCGTGCCCAGGAATCACTTATGGTGCTGGTCCTCGACAAGAATAAGAAACCCCTGGCGGTCCTGCAGCATGGCGTCGGCGGCATCGATTATAACTCCGTGCATCCTGGAATCCTTGCCGGATCCATCCATAACATCAAGGGTGCGCACACCTACTATATGGCGCACAATCACCCATCTGGGAACATGCAGGCCAGTCCACAGGATGTCAGCCTGACGGGAGCGATCAACAACGGACTGGAGGGCACCGGGGTGACGATGGGCGGACACCTCATCCTTACCCCGAACGGCAACACCAGTATCATGGACAAATACGGCACCATACAAGGCCGTACCGGCACCGTTTCCGCCGATGGCAGGGCCAAGTCAGTGAAGGTCACCGAACGAATGCTGCAGGGTGATGCGCCGAACGTATTGCAGCATGAGGCGATCACATCGACATCGCAGATGCGTCATGTGATCAATGAACACAGCGGCGGCAAGCCTGGCGTCCTGCTGCTCAATACCCAGCACCAGCCGGTTGAATTCGTACCCGTCACCAGGGAAGAAATGGCAGCCCTGCGCACGGGAGAGAAGAAGGGTGCAGCCGCCAGGCTATACCGGGCGATGGAGCGAAATAACACCAATAGTGCGGCCATCAATCTTGTCGGCGATGATTCGGTATCGGAAAACATCGCCACATTTTTGAAGCAGGCAGGAATGCGCACACTGGACGCCATTTCAGACACCGGGAGCCTTTTGGAGCAAGGGACTCTGGCGGAAAAGGCCCGGGAGGATAATGTCTTTTTCTCCATAAGTGAGGAGATGGCCGACGAGGACACGGAATCACTCGAGCCTCGGTACTCGATCCGCACCTGGACCGACGAAGAGAAGGACGAGATCACCGAGACCGCCAGGAAGTTTAAGATCCCCAAGAAGAAGGCAGAGAAATGGCTGAAGGATATCGACAATGTCATGGCTATTATCCTTAACAATCCCGATCTGGATTTCGACGCCTCGGCCGCCGGGCTGTACAAGGCACTGAAGGCCAACTCCGATCCACACTATAGCAAGTCACTGGACTTCTCCACCCTGTGTCGCAAGCGCTACGTGCTCGCCGCCACCATCGAGCAGATCCAGCTCGAGCTCGGCCAGGCGGTCACCCAGGACAACTTGGTGCAGATCCGCGAGATGCTCAAGAAAAAGAAGATCACCGTCTCCTGTGGCGCCTGTTATGTCGACTCCAAGCGCATGCAGCAGGGTAAGTATATCAACCAGTTCATCGCCGCCCATCCGGACGAGGATCCTCGGCAGTTCCTCACCCAGAAGAACGTCGACAAGCTGAAGCGGGACAAGCCCAAGCTCTATGCAGAGTTCAAGGAAAAAGTCGGGGCGAACAACGGCAAAACCTCCGAGTCAAGGGTTGACTACGACGGCGACATCCGTGAATTCTTTGTCACCTCGATCGCCGGGAAAAACCGGGTCCTTGAGTTTAATAAACGCTCCGGCCTGCGCTGGCAGTCCTGGTCAGACTTCGAGGTGCCGCACCTGATGGACGCCATGCAGGCGATCCTCGATATGGCTCTGGCAAAACTCAAAGGGCACAGTTACACCAAGGTGCCGGCCTTCGTCAGGGCCATGGGCCGCACCGGTCTGATGATCAATGTATCGCTCATTCCACAGGGCAACGGCTTCAATGCCGACGGCTCTCTGGCCTTTGATCCGGTCGAGGGCATGCCGTTTGAGACCGCCCTGGAGCTGCGCAATAAATATCCCGATACTGTCGGCACCATCGCCATCGCCGTCAGCAACGAGCATACCGTTGCCCTGATGGCTGACCCGCGCATAGACTACATTATTCCTTACCACGCATCCGGGTTGTCGCGGGATATCGCCGAAAGGTTCGGCATGTCCAAATGGGAGGACTACACCAAGACACAGACCTCGGTGATCGACGACGTGCATAAATTCCATGCCGTGGTCGGTAAGAATATCCCCGGTGCCAACCTGTTTATCGTCCGGAACACTGCGACCGTGCCGCCATCAATGGCCGCCAACAAAAGCGACAGCACCGGCGTCAAGAAGAAAAAGGAGTCGGAGCGGACGAAATTCTTCACGGCCGAACTGACCAGACAGCAGGCCGATCCGAAAGCGTTCGCGAAAACCGTCGAGGCATACCTGTCCACCGCCGCCGGCAAGAAGGATTACGCCAAGTACATGAGCCCCTACGCCGAGCCGGACTTCACCGACTACTGGTCCGACAATCGCACCGGCAAAGAGAACGGTGATCACTTTCTGCGGCTTCTCGCCGAGCGTGGAGTACTACCGAAATTTCGCGAACACAGGTACAAGACCGGACGAAACCTGGCCAACTTCACCACCGACCCGAACTACTGGAAACTGCTGATCGACCGCAAGTCCTATGACCACAGCGGGAAAAACATCACCCAGCGCCCGGTCACTCCGGAGTATGACTTCGATGAGATCCAGGCCATCTACCGCGACTATGAGCCGGCACCCGACAAGGCGGACAAGGAGACCGTCACCGAGTTTCTCGACATCATGGCCAAGGCGCAACCCGTCAAACTAAAACCAGCCAGGAAAGGTGGTGTCAAAAAATCGACAGTCACAACGGCCGACGACGCCAAGTTCTCCAGGGCTGTCCTGCAGTCAATCAGTTCCGCCGCAACGTCACTGCGCCAGGTGCCGGCAATGTTCAAGCGGGGACTGCTGCAGCCGGGAACAGTCAATGTCGACATCGGCGGAGGAAAGTATGATGATGGCACGAATTACCTGAAAAATATTGGTGTCGAGAACCTGGTGTTCGATCCTTACAACCGCGAACAGTCGTTCAACGACTCCGTGGTCAGGAGACTTTCCGAAAAAACCGTCGACTCAGCCACAGTCAACAATGTGCTCAATGTTATACAGGAAAAAGACGCACGGCTAGCGGTCATCCGGCAGGCAGCCAAGGCCATCAATCAAGATGGGAAGGCATACTTCCAGATCCACGAGGGCGATAGGACCGGCAGGAGCAGGGTCACTAAAGTAAAGGATGGTGTAGCCCAATCCTGGCAGAACCATCAGCCAACTCAGTGGTACATGGACGAGGTGGCCACGTCATTCGGCGAAGTGACTAGGAAGGGAAACCTGATCATTGCCTCAATCCCCAAAAAAAACGGTGCTATGGCCATCTGGACGGATAGTGCCGGGCAGCCGATGTTCTCCAGCACCGACATCGGGGTCCAGGAAGAAACCTCGGATACCCGAGCAGAGCTCACCGAGATCCTCGGCGAAGCTGGCGTGCAGAACCTCCTCAACGCCGGCACGGTACGCCTGGTCGGCAGTCAGGAGCAGGCCAAGGGTATCATCGCCCGGGCCAAGAAACGCGGCGTGAAGCATTCCATCCGCTACTCGAAAAACGGCAAGGTGCAGGGTTTTACGTTCGGCAAGAAGGTTTATCTGGTATCCGACGGCATCGCCAAGGGCAAGGCCTTTGCTGTACTCAAGCACGAGCTTGGCGTCCACCTTCGCCAGGCCTTTCTCAACGACGCCGATTTTCAGTCCCTGCTGCAGTCACTCGAGGAGCGGCAGACCGAGGCCAGCGAGACCGGCAAGGCGATCAGGGTAGCCATGTCCAGGGTACCAAAGGCCACCAAGCCGGAGCACTACTGGGAGGAGGTTCTCGCCTATATGGTCGAGGCCAACCCGAACAATACCCTGGTGAAAAAGTTCTGGGCAAAGATCAAGCAGCTGCTCCGCTCGTTAGGTATCAACATCAAGCAGCTCACTGCCGACGATATGAACAACCTGGCCATGGCTGCGGTGCATGCCGAGGCGTCGGGACGAGGGAAAGACTTCGATGCCTGGTTCGCCGGGTCCGTCATCACGGAAAACGGCAAGGTGGGCGGGAAACCGATGCGCCTCTATCATGCCGGCAACACCACTATCAAAGCTTTCAAGCGGGGTCTCAATGGGCTGACTGCTCACTTCGGTACCGCAGCAGCGGCGGAAGACAAGGTCACCGCTGATGTCGGCGAGGGCCTGCGCTCTGCCGTCGGCAATCGGACCACGCCGGTTTTTCTGAACATGACCAACCCGGTCAGGATGAGCGACGTTCATTTTGACGAGGCCGGGACCTTTGCCGTAGATCTCCTGCAGCGCGGCACCCTGTCCATGGAAGATCTCCGCGATATCGATCCAGAATTCAGGGTCAGCGACCAGGATACAACCTTTGGTGTTTTCTCCGATAGCCTTTTGCGCGGAAAAAACGGTGACAACAAGGTCATCGGCTTGATGGTGGAGAAACTCGAACAGAAAGGTTATGACGGTATCGTTTACAACAACCGGGTCGAGTCCGCCGGGGAGGACAGTTATATTCCTTTTTATCCACAGCAGATCAAATCGGCTATCGGTAACGGCGGAAAATATAACCCGGAAAAACCCGACATTCTCATATCCACCGACAAGAATCAAAAACTAACTCAAAAGATGCTCGAATCCGAGGCATTCAAACAGTGGTTCGGCGACTCGGCAATCAAAGCGAAGGACGGTAAACCCGTGACAGTTTATCACGGGTCGC